AGCGAAAGAGGTAGAGCTGCTAGACGCAGATGGAATTGTTAATAATAATAATAAAAATATAAAAAATGGGAAAATCAAGAAAAAAAGTAGCACAAGACTATTCTCGTAACGCTATTGCTGATTCTAAATCTTCAAGCGCATCTGTAAGAAAAGACGGTAAGTACGAGGCTAAAATGGCTGTAAAAGAAGCAGCTGGAGAAACAGGTATTAGTATGCGGGAATCAAATGCTCAGCACGAGCACAATCTTATAAGTATGAATCCGCTAAGCAAGCATATGTCTACACCTGATTTTATGGGAGGAGCAAGATATTCTCCAATTTCAAATCAAAATAAAGGATACGCATCTCCTGCTTCAATGCAAGGTTATAATGATAGATTAGACGAATCTTTAGGAGCAAGAAACGGTAAAAAATCTCAATCTTTAGGAGATCGTAGAGACGAATCAAAAGGAATGGAAAAGAGCAAAGGCAAAGGAGCTTACTCTTCAGATTCTCAAATGAGCTAATAAAACAGAGAGGACTGTACAAACCTCAGCCAAACACTAACACTAACACTAACACTAACACAAACACAAACACAATGGCAAAATTTATCGAAATTGCAACAACCGATGCTGCTGGAACTTTTTTAGTTAATGCAGATCAAATTTTAAATGTATCAGCTGGAGACGGAACTGGAACAGGCGCTGCCGCGGCTACAAAAGCAACTATTTTTCAAAACGGAATTACAAGTCACATCGTATTCCAATGCTCAACTGGTACTGGAACTGCTTTAGCTAAAGCTATCCAAAGCGCTTTAACAGCTAATCCCGGAGGAATTAAATCTAAAGTACAACTAGGGTCAATAGTAATTGACGACGTAACAATTATCTAAAACAAATTATTAGATGGCTTTTAAAATGAAAGGTACACCTTTTGCGGGGTCTATAACCCCAGTTTACTATGTAGACATGCAAGATGGTGCTTTGGGGAAAGCCAATAATAATAGAACAATTATTGTAGATCAAGATTGCTCGGCCGAACAGGTTAAAGAAGTTATTGCTCACGAAGAAATTCATATTGAGCAAATGGAGCGAGGCGATCTTGACTATGATGATGATAATGTTTATTGGAAAGGAAAAACTTATTCTAGAAAAAAAATGCAAGAAGGAGCTAAAAACTTACCTTGGGAAGCAGAGGCTTATAAAAGAGCATAAATATATGTAATAATATTAATATAACACTTAAATTTAATATTATGAAAAAATTATTTATTACAACTGCTTTATTGTTTTTTTTTATGAATGCTAATTCACAAGAAGATTTTTGTGGTAATTGGATTCCAGAAAATATAAAAAACACTGTATACTCAAAAAATATAAATATTTTAATGAATGATTGTATTATTTGGACGTACGCTAGTAAATTAGATTGGATTAATCACAGTAAAGAAAATCCAAAATTTAAGTTTGACCTGTCTAAATATAAAATAATTACACATCTTCAGGAATATATAACTTATATTAGTAAAAAAGAAATAAAAAGTATTGTTTATAATAGAAAAAACAATTATAGAGTTTTTATAACTTATAAACTAAAAAACAAAAAAACAATAATAGCAACTTATACAGGTGACTGGAAAGGAAAAATTACTTACAAAAAAAAATAAAAAAAATAAAAATTATGTATAAACACACACCCGGCAGATCAGCACTGCCAAAAACAGGAAGAGGCATTCCAAGCGCATTACCAATGAGTCCATTAAATGCGGATTATCCTGTAAAACCAGGAATGAAGCTTTCTTCATACGAAGGCATTTTTAGCAAAATTTCGGGAAATACACTTAACAAAGCTGATCAAAATGAGTTTTTAACTTCAGGGACTATAGGCGGAGTGAAGGTTGATCCTTCATCTTTAGAGGGATATACTAACCTTACATCTCTTAATAGCGGAAGTGCTGAAAATACAGCACAAATTTCTAATAGAATGGAGCAAAGGGGAAGCAAAGATAAAGATGGTTATGTAACGTTATCGCCTAGAGCTGAACTTGGTGGCTATAGTAGTGGTGTTGATGCCTCTACAGGAGAATCAGTTATGTCTGGAAGTTCATATTCTTATCCAAGCAATAAAAACTATAAGAAAACTTCATCTGCTGAAAAAAATATCTCGGATGCTGTGCAAAATTACAATTCAAGTTCTAGAGGTGGTTATGATCAATTTACCTTAGATACCCCCAGCGGCAATCCTTCAACTGTAAAAAGAGTTTTAGAGACAGATTCACTAAAAAATACATCCGCCAGCGGAGAAGATATTATTACAACCCAACGTTTAACGGGAGCCAATGATTATCTTAACAGAACAGACCAGCCTCGATCATATGCAGGAACATTAAGAGACAGCTATGGCGAAGGGTTTTCTAACTTAACTCAAGGAAACACTAACATTGCGAATGGATTAGCCACAACTTTGAGCGACATACAAGCAAATATAGCGAATAACCCAAATAGATACTACTCTAACATGGGTGGAACAAGTGCTAATGGAGGCCAATTACAGGAAAGAGGCGCAGGAAACATAGTTATGGGAAGCAATGTAAAAGATAATTATACTCACTTAGACAGATTAGGCACTCAGCATTCTAACATGATAGGAAAGTCTGGTACTTACCGCTCTAACAGTACCAATAAGTCTGATGCGGAAAAATCTTTAGAAAGAAGATCAATGCACGGTAGACTAATAGATAGAAAACTTAGAGATGCAGGGAAAAAAATCTTTAGCATGTACGGTAACTAATAAAAATTTATGAAAAAACTTTGGGAGTGGTTAAGTGGTTCTGTCATAAAAGAAGTTGGCAAGGTTTTAGATGATTTAACAACAACCGAAGAAGAAAAATTAGAAGCTCAAAAGCAAATTACAAAAATTCTTGAAAGCGCTGACAAGACAGCTCAGGAACAAGTTACAGCAAGGTGGGAGTCGGATATGCAATCTGACTCTTTCTTGTCTAAAAATATTCGCCCTATGGTGCTTGTATATTTAACTGTAATTTTTACGGGGTGTGCTTTTTTCGATGGCAATATAGGTAATTTTAAAATATCTAAAGAGTATATTCCAATATTTCAAACATTATTAGTAACCGTATATGGTGCTTATTTTGTAGGTAGAAGTTGGGAAAAAACAAAAAGAGTAAATAATTAATATATAGGTAACTATATAAATATAAAGTAACAATTAAATAAAATTAAATCATGGGAAAAGTAAAAAAAATTAAGAAAGAAGAGTTAGAAATTATTGTTAAAACTAACAAAGAAATTTCAGAAGTGTTAATTCAAGTAGGCGGCATGGAGGCTCAAAAGCATTCTGCTTTGCACAAAATTGCAGAATTAAATCAAGTTATTGAAGAAGAAAAGAAAAAACTTGAAGAAGCTTATGGTCAAGTTTCTGTTAATTTAGAAACAGGAGAGTACGAAGAAATTAAAACAAAGGAATAATGAGCTCTGTTGTTAGAAAAATAAGTATTGGCTCTGATTATAAGAATGACGCTATGCACTACTCGGTAGGGCAGCAGGTTTACGGGGGTCATGAAATAGCCTATATAATACTTGATGAAACTGACAGCTCTTATAATATTCATATAAAGAAAAACAATGAGGTATTGCCATGGAAAAAATTTAATTCTAACATGGCTATATCCGTTGAGTATGATTTAGAATACTAATGAATAGTTTATACGATTTTATTGTTACGCCTGTAGGTGAAAAATACAGCAATACAATTAAAGTAGGTGATAAACAATTGGTTGTTAACACTAAAATAGAGAATTGGAAGTTTGTAAACAGAATAGCAAAGGTTGTTCAAATACCTTTAGCTTTTAGCTGCAACATAAAGGTTGGGGATAAAGTTGTAGTACATCAAAATGTATTTAGAACTTTTTATGATATGAAAGGCAAAAAAAAGAAAAGCAGATCTTTTTTAAAAGAAGATTTGTATCTTTGTACTTTAGATCAAATATACATGTATAACCATGACAACACCTGGAACACTATAAATAATAGATGTTTTATAACCCCAATAGCAAATAAAGATAGTTTAACGCTTAATAAAGAGCAAGGCCTTGTTGGTATACTAAAATACGGAAACAAGTCATTAGAAGCTCTTAATGTTAATTCAGGCGATCTAGTAGGGTATAAACCTAATGGAGAGTGGGAATTTTTAATTGAAGGCGAAAGACTTTATTGTATGAAATCTAATGATATTGTAATTAAATATGAACGTAAAGGAAACGAAGAAAAATATAATCCAAGCTGGGCAAGTAGCAGTTGAAGAATTAATTAAAGTAGCAAAAGAAGCTATTGTAGATTCAGGAGAAGATATTACGGCGGATAGATTAAAAAATGCAGCAGCTACGAAAAAGCTAGCTATATTTGATGCTTTTGAAATACTTAATCGAATAGAATCTGAAGAGGCTTTATTAAGCGAGAAGCCAAAAGAAGCTAAAGAAGAGAAAGCATTTAAAGGTTTTGCAGAAGGGAGATCTAAATAATGTATAAGCAAACTTTATATAAGGTTTTAAAAAACCATATTAAGCCCGCTGTTTTAAAAAAAAACAATAGGTACAATAAGTGGGAATACGGTTATAACAAGGAACATGATATTATTGTTATAAGCAAGACTGGAAAAATAGGAGATATTTATGAAATACAAAATATTAAAATAGCTTTACCAGAAGAAAATGATGTAATTCAATTTGAATCAGATACTTGGAAATATACTGAATATCCTAAGGTTTTAAAAAAAATAAAATCTGTTTTTGATTGGGAAGAATATCCAATAGACTTTAAAGAAAAATGGTATGATTATATTGACAAAGAATTTACAAGGCGTGAAAAAGGCTTTTGGTTTATTAATAAAGGCAAGCCTACTTATATTACTGGTACTAATTACATGTACTTGCAGTGGAGTAAAATTGACGTCGGGCAGCCAGACTTTAGGGAATCAAATAGATTATTCTATATTTTCTGGGAAGCTTGTAAAGCCGATACCAGGTCTTATGGAATGTGTTATCTTAAAAACCGTCGATCAGGCTTTTCATTTATGTCCTCAGCTGAATCGGTCAACCTTGCTACAATATCCTCGGATTCACGGTTCGGAATATTGTCCAAATCTGGTCCCGATGCTAAGAAGATGTTCACAGATAAGGTGGTACCAATTTCCGTTAACTACCCGTTTTTCTTCAAACCGATCCAGGACGGTATGGACAGGCCGAAGACAGAACTTGCCTATAGAGTCCCAGCCTCCAAATTTACCCGTCGAAAACTTGATTCCAATGAAACCCTTAAAGAAATTACCGGTTTGGACACCACCATTGACTGGAAGAACACCGGTGACAACTCCTACGACGGTGAGAAGCTTAAACTCCTCGTCCACGATGAATCGGGCAAATGGGAAAGGCCGACGAACATCCTCAACAACTGGAGGGTTACGAAAACCACCCTCAGATTAGGGTCTAGGATTATAGGAAAATGTATGATGGGTTCCACTTCTAATTCTTTAGATAAGGGAGGGGCAAATTTTAAAAAGCTTTATAATGATTCAGATGTTACTGAAAGAAATGCCAATGGACAGACTCGCTCAGGACTCTATTCTTTGTTCATACCTATGGAATGGAACTACGAAGGATACATTGATTCTTATGGGCTACCTGTATTCGATAAGCCAAAAAAAGATACCAAAGGACCTAATAAAGAAATAATAGATCAAGGAGTTATTGAGTATTGGCAAAACGAAGTAGAAGGTTTAAAAAGCGATCAAGATGCTTTAAATGAATTTTACAGGCAATTTCCAAGAACAACTAAGCATGCTTTTAGAGATGAATCAAAAGAATCCTTATTTAATTTAACTAAGATTTATCAACAAATTGATTACAACGAGGACCTTAAAAACACAAACGCTGTTTCACAAGGTAGTTTTCAATGGGAGAACGGGATTAAAGATTCTAAAGTTATATTTGTTCCTAATAAAAGCGGAAGGTTTATGATTTCATGGGTACCGCCTTTTAATTTGCAAAATAGAGTTTTTTTAAAAAATGGAATAAAATATCCAGGCAATGAACATTGTGGAGCATTTGGTTGTGACAGTTACGACATATCAGGAACTGTTGGCAGCAGAGGTTCTAACGGAGCTTTGCATGGATTAACTAAATTTAGTATGGAGGACGTGCCCCCTAATAGATTTTTTTTAGAATATATAGCTAGACCACAAACCGCGGAAATATTTTTTGAAGACGTATTAATGGCCTGTGTGTTTTATGGTATGCCTATTTTGTGTGAAAACAATAAACCTAGGCTTTTGTACCATTTTAAAAGAAGAGGCTACAGAGGTTACTCAATGAACAGACCTGATAAAAAATATAATAAACTTTCTATTACAGAAAGAGAGTTGGGTGGAATACCTAACTCAAGCGAAGACATAAAGCAAGCTCACGCATCTGCTATAGAGACTTATATAGAAACTTTTGTAGGAATTACCGAAACAGGCTTTGGAGATGTTTATTTTCAAAGAACATTAGATGATTGGTCTAAATTTAATATAAACAATAGAACAAAACATGATGCTTCCATAAGCAGCGGTTTAGCAATAATGGCTTGCAATAAAAACTTATACGCTCCGTCTTCTCCTGTAAACAAAGTTGTTTACAATTTAGGATTTAAAAAATATGATAACGAAGGATTTGTATCAAAAATAAATAAATAAATGAACATATACACAGATACTAATAGCAATTTTCCTAGCCAAGTCGTTAGCGACGAGGAGAAGGCATCTATCCAGTATGGACTGCAAGTCTCAAGAGCTATTGAGCAAGAGTGGTTTGAACAAGGGCGTAGCAATGGAAACAGATATTTATCTAATTCAAATAATTTTCATTTATTAAGATTATATGCTAGAGGGGAACAGCCTATACAAAAGTATAAAGATGAACTTGCCATAAATGGAGATTTATCATATTTAAATTTAGATTGGAAACCTGTTCCTGTAATAGCAAAATTTGTAGATATAGTTACTAATGGCATTGCTCAAAAAGAATATGACATAAAAGCTTACGCTCAGGATCCGTTTTCAATAAGAAAAAGAACACAATATACAGAGGCTCTTTTGCAAGATATGCACAGTCAAAAGCAAATAGCAATGACTCAACAATCTTTAGGGATTGATGTTTCTGCACTTGGACCCGTTGAAAATATGCCAACTTCTACAGAAGAGCTGGAAATATACATGCAGCTTAATTACAAGCAAAATATAGAAATAGCAAATGAAGAAGCTATTAGTAATGTATTAGCTTCAAATAGATATCATTTAACAAATAAAAGAATTGTAGAAGATTTAGTAGTTTTAGGTATTGGTGCAGTTAAAACAGATTTTAATACAGCTGAGGGAATAACAATTGATTATGTTGATCCTGCTTATATGGTTTATTCATACACTGAAGATCCTAATTTTGAAGATATATATTATATAGGAGAAGTAAAGTCTATAACAATACCTGAGCTTAAAAAAGAATTTCCAAATATTTCAGAGCAAGAACTTGAAAGAATTCAAAAAATGCCCGGCAATAGACAGAATATAATGGGTTGGGGTAATTATGATGAAAACACGGTACAAGTTATGTATTTTGAATACAAAACTTATATGAATCAAGTTTTTAAAATAAAACAAACCGATCAAGGTTTACAAAAAGCTTTAGAAAAGCCAGACACTTTTAATCCACCTGAAAATGATAACTTTGAAAGAATATCACGATCTATTGAAGTTTTATATTCTGGAGCAAAAGTTGTAGGAACTGACACTATGCTTAAATGGGAGCTTGCAGAAAATATGTCTCGTCCTTTTGCGGATACTACAAAAGTTGAAATGAGCTATGCAATATGTGCGCCTAAAATGTACAAAGGAAAAATAGAATCTATTGTAAGTCGTATTACGGGGTTTGCTGACATGATCCAATTAACACATTTAAAACTACAGCAAGTCTTGTCTAAAGTTGTTCCGGATGGGGTATTTTTAGATATGGATGGTTTAGCTGAAGTTGATTTAGGTAATGGAACTAATTACAATCCAGCAGAAGCACTTAATATGTACTTTCAAACAGGTTCCATAGTGGGTAGATCACTTACTCAAGACGGCGAACTTAATAGAGGTAAAATACCTGTTCAAGAATTAACAACCTCAAGTGGAGGTGCTAAAATACAAAGCTTAATACAAACGTATCAATACTATTTACAAATGATTCGTGATGTAACGGGGCTTAATGAAGCAAGAGACGGAAGCTTGCCAGATAAAGATGCTTTAGTAGGTTTGCAAAAAATGGCAGCGAATGCCTCCAACATAGCCACTAAGCACGTTTTAAATGCTAATTTGTTTTTAGCTTTAAGAGCATGTGAGAATGTTTCTTTAAAAATGGCAGATGTATTAAGCTATCCTTTAACAGCAGAAACTTTAAAGAATACAATTTCTTTATCAAACGTAGCGGCTTTATCGGAACTTAGTAATTTAAATTTACATGATTTTGGTATATACCTAGAATTAGAGCCTGACACAGAAGAGGCTGCCCAGCTTGAGCAAAACATACAGATAGCGTTAAAAATGGGAGGAATTGATTTGACTGACGCCATAGATATACGTCAGATAAAAAATCTTAAATTAGCTAATCAAATGCTAAAGATTAAAAGAAATCAAAGGCAGGAAAAAGAACAAGCCCAAAAGCAAGCTAATATACAAGCACAAGCTCAGGCTAGCCAACAAACCGCTGAAAAAGCAGCACTATTTGAAGTTCAAAAAACACAAGCTATTACAGAAAGTAAAATACAAATAGAGCAAGCTAAAGTCCAATTTGAAATTCAAAAAATGGAATCAGAAGTAATGTTCAAAAAGCTTTTAATGGCTGAAGAGTTTAGCTATAATATGCAATTAGCAGGAATAGAACAAGAAGCTAAAACTACAAAAGAGCAAGAAATAGAAGATCGAAAAGATCAAAGAACAAAAATACAAGCTACTCAACAAAGTAAAATGATACAGCAAAGAAGTAATAACACTCCGCCTGTTGATTTTGAATCCGCTGGTTTTGATACTATGGGTGGATTTGGATTAGAGCAATTTGATCCTAAGTAAAATTATTATTTAATTATTTAATTATATTATATTATGTCAGAAACGTTAAAACAAGAAGGGGATTTTAAACTTAAATCCAAACCAAAAAAATTTATGAAGCCTACAAATGAACCTATAAAGGTTGATTTATCGGCTCCTAATGTACAAGGTGCAGTAGTGCCTGAAGTTACTAAAGTAGTAATTAAAAAAGACGAAGAAAATGCCATTCAAGAGCAAAGCTCAGAGAGCGCTGTGTTACGCGAAAGCGAGCCAGTTAAAGAAACAGGGGAAGAGCCAAAAGTGGAATTGTCAACAGTGGGACAAGGAGACGAAGGGGCCGTTAAAAATGTTATTCAAGAAATAACAGAAGACGAAGTTAAAGAAACAGTAAAAGAAGTAAAAGAAGCTTTACGAGATGAAAAAGTTTTAGGAAAAGAATTGCCTGAAAATATTGAAAAGCTTATTAGTTTTATGGAAGATACTGGCGGGACTATTGAAGAGTACGCTAGACTTAACACTGATTACTCTAAGATAGATAATAATATATTAATTTCAGAGTTTTATAAAAAAACAAAGCCTCATTTAGATGCAGAAGATATATCTTTAATTATGGAAGATTATTCTTATGATGAAGATTTAGATGAGCCAAAAGAAATACGCAAGAAAAAAATTGCGTTTAAAGAAGAGGTTGCAAAAGCTAAAAGCTTTTTAGAAGATACTAAGAAAAAATATTACGAAGAAATCAAGTTGAGGCCAAGCGTAAACAAAGATCAACAAAAAGCAGTAGACTTTTTCAACCGATATAATGAAGGGCAGAAAACAGCCACAGAACATCACGAAAGTTTTAAACAAAAAACAAAAGACTTATTTTCTAATGACTTCGAAGGTTTCGAATTTAAATTAGGAGATAAAAGGTTTAAGTATAATGTTTCAAACCCTAGTGAAGTTGCAGATAAGCAATCGGACATAGGCAATGTAGTTGGGAAGTTCCTAGCTAAAGATGGCAGTGTCGAAGATCCTAAAGGTTATCACAAAGCTATGTACGCCGCTACGCATTCAGATCAAATAGCTAATCATTTCTACGAACAAGGAAAAGCTGACGCTATTAAAGATGTAGTTGCAAAATCTAAAAATCCTTCTACAGGGACCCCAAGGCAAGCGCCTCAGGATGTTTTTGTTAATGGATTTAAAGTTAGAGCAATCACCGGCACTGATTCTTCAAAATTAAGAGTAAAAACAAAAAAATTTAACTAAAAAAATTAAAAGACTATGTCAATTACACCACAATTTGGTACAATTAAACCATCCCAAGCGCAACAAACGCTTAGCGACAATTACTTGTCGTTCGACTCTGATACAGGCGGGGGAACATTTGCAAAGCAGTATTTACCTGAAATCTACGAACAAGAAGTAGAGCGTTATGGAAACAGAACATTATCTGGATTCTTACGCATGGTAGGAGCTGAAATGCCAATGACATCTGATCAAGTAATTTGGTCGGAACAAAATAGATTACACGTTGCATATGATGATGTAACTGTAACTAACGGAACAACATTAACTATTAATAATCTTTCTGCTACTGTAGGACCTAATTTTGTACAAAATGTATTATCTGCAAATCAAACTTTAGTTGTTATAGATCCTGTAACAGGTAAAGAAGCTAAAGTTATAGTTAAAGTTACACCAGCTGGACCTGGAACTGCCGCAGTTTCAGTTGCTACTTACGGATCTGCTGATTTAGTAACTGCCAACGGAGCTGGTAATCCAGCACCTTTTACAGCTGCTGCTAAGGTTAAGATATTTGTATACGGATCTGAATATCAAAAAGGATCTACTTTAGTAGGAGACAACTACGCAAGTATTGAACCTTCTTTTACGCAATTTTCAAATTCACCAATCATCATTAGAAACCAATACGTAGTATCTGGATCTGATATGGCTCAAATTGGATGGGTTGAAGTTGCAACTGAAGACGGAACATCTGGATTCTTATGGTATTTAAAAGCCGAATCAGAAACTCGTTTACGTTTTGGTGATTACTTAGAAATGTCTGTAGTAGAAGGTAAAAAAGTAGTTGCAGGTGACGGTGTTGCAGGACACAATGCACTTCTTTCTGGTACTCAAGGTTTATTTGAAGCTATTGAAGATCGTGGAAATGTACAAACTGGATTCACAGCGGCTGCAGGTCTTGACGATTTTGATGCCATTCTTAAAAATTTAGATACTCAAGGTGCTATTGAAGAAAACATGCTTTTCTTAAATCGCCAAACAGCTTTAGATTTTGATGATATGCTAGGAGCTATTTCAGCTGGTCAAGCCGGAGGAACTGCTTTTGGATTGTTTGAAAACTCAGAAGAAATGGCATTAAACTTAGGTTTTAGCGGTTTCCGTAGAGGATCTTACGATTTCTATAAGACTGATTGGAAATACTTAAACGATGCTTCTACTCGTGGTGGACTAGATTATACTATTCAAGGAATTGAAGGTGTATTAGTACCTGCTGGAACTTCTACAGTATACGATCAAATCTTAGGAACTAACATTCGTCGACCATTCTTACACGTTCGATACAGAGCTTCACAAGCTGATGATCGTCGTATGAAGTCTTGGTTAACTGGTTCTGCTGGAGGCGCTTTCACATCTGATCTTGATGCAATGCAAGTTAACTTCTTGTCTGAAAGATGTTTATGTGTACAAGCTGCTAACAACTTTGTATTATTCAAAGGAGCATAAGAAGCTCAATATTAATGTAATTCTTACCCTCGTTGTATTGACGGGGGTAATTATTACTTTTATAAACTATTTAATTTTATTATATTATGGCTAAACAAGCTAAAGCAGAAACTATTGAGGTTGCAACTCAAACAAAAACTATTACAAAAGAAATAAAAAAACCAGAATGGGAAGTTAGAGATAGAACTTATTTTATATCAGGTAATTCTCCTTTAACGCATACTATTCATTCAAGGCATACGTCAAAACATCCTTTACTTTACTTTGATAAAAATTCAGGAAAACAAAGGGAAATTAGATATGCAACAAACCAGCATTCTCCGTTGGTAGATGAACAAAATGGAGAGGTTACATTAGGACACATTATATTTAAAGATGGAAGTCTTAACGTACCAAAAGAAAAACAAAATTTACAAAAACTGCTTTCTTTATATCATCCTTTAAGAAACAAAGTATATGAAGAGTTTAGTGCAGTTGAAGTTGCTGAAGATGATTTAGAAATATTAGATGTACAAATTGACGCTTTAAATATAGCGAGAGACATGGACATTGACCAAGCAGAGGCAATTTTAAGAACAGAAATGGGATCAAAGGTTTCTACAATGGGATCTAAAGAATTAAAAAGAGATTTATTGCTTTTTGCAAGAAGAAGTCCTTACCTATTTTTACAATTAGCCACTGATGAAAACGTTCAATTAAGAAACGTAGCAATTATAGCTGCTGAAAACGGAATAATTAGTCTTTCACAAGATCAAAGAACATTTATATGGGCTTCGAATGGTGCTAAGTTAATGACAATTCCTTTTGATGAAAATCCATATTCAGCTATGGCAGCATTCTTTAAGACAGACGAAGGCGTGCAAGTCTTTAGGTCTATAGAGAAAAAACTAAAATAACATGTAATCATAATATACCAGGGGGCTGCTCACAACAGTCTCCTGTGTATTATAATAAAAATAAAAAATGGCGGTAAACGTAAATACAGTATATGAAACAGTTTTGTACTTGTTAAACAAAGAACAAAGAGGATATATAACGCCTGAGGAATTTAACCAAATAGCTACTCAAGTTCAAATGGAAATTTTTCAAGAGTATTTTTCTGATGCAAATCAGCTAATACGGAAAGACCAAATAAATACACAGAATGATTCGGAGTTTTTTAATCATGTAAAAAATATAGAGTATAAGTTATATCCTTTTCAAAAAGAAGTATTGTTTTCTTATAGCTTAGCAGATAAAGCTTGGACTACTACTGAAAACGTTTATAAAATAGGGGACGTAATAGCTACTTACGTTAACAACCCTACGTTAGAATCAGTAGCTGAATTAACTACTGTAAAAGATTACAATTTAATAACAAGATCTAAATTAACGCAGCCTACAAAAAGTTATCCGCTTTTTTATGCTTCTAGCCTAACAAATCTTGTAACTCAAGATAAAACATCTTCTCTTAAGGTTTTTCCAAAACCTGATACATTGCTTTGCAATATACTTACATCTCCTTCTAATGTTTACTGGGGTTATTCAATAGGATCTGTTGGACAATTTTCTTACAACAACTCTCTTCGTACTGCAACTAATGTAAACGGAAGTTTAAATTTTGAATTAGACATATCAGAACAATCTAATATTATACTAAACGTACTTAAATACTGTGGACTTATTATTAATAACGGTAATGTTATACAAGCAGCTATGGGCGAAATACAGCAAGACAAGGTAAATCTAAAAAGCTAATAAATGGCATTAATAACCCAAACAAATCAACAATATTACCAAGGAGCACAGCAGTTTTTATCTATAACCGCTTCAGCTAATGAGACATTTCCAACAACATTTGACACTTCTATAGTTTCAGGAGGCGCTGATTCTTGGGATCCTTTAGCTACTAGTTATGCTTTAAATAACTTTAAAATATATACAAGTTCAACTGGACTTCCCGGAAGTTTTAGTGAATATATTCAAGCATATGCAGTAGAAAATAATGTAATTACTATCACCGACCCATTGCCCGCAAATACGATTGTAGTTGTTCAATTAAAAACCTTAACTGGTGGAAATTATGGCGCTACTTATCCAGAAAAAGCATTTGGAGAGGTTGTAGAAGAAGGTTACGGTGATTACGAATATATAAAACTAGGTGATGCAATAGACAACTTTATGGTTGGATATGTTGGCGATGGTAAAATAATTCAAACAGCTAAAAAATCTGATGTATTATTTTTTGCTAAAAGAAATTTACAGGAATTTAGCTATGACACTTTAAAAAGTATTAAATCTGCGGAATTAAATATACCTCCCAGCTTAAGTGTTATTATACCACAAGACTACGTAAATTACGTTAAAGTTTCTTGGATAGATAAACTAGGTGTTAAAAGACCTATATATCCTGCTAATAACTTAACGATTAATCCTACAGAAACCCCTTTGCAAGATAAAAACGGTGTGCCAACTCAGGATAATTTTGGTGAAAATACAGAAGGAACTTCTATTACAACTGAAAGATGGGGCGAAAATAATACTAGCTTAATAAATTCAGAATGGACTCAAGATTGGGCTGAGTGGGGATATAGCGGATGGGGCTTTGGGCCTTACGGATCTGCAGCAGCAGGCCAATTATATGGCATGGATCCTCAGTATGCTCAAACAAACGGGTGGTTTGGTATAGACTACAGAGAAGGTAAAATGACTTTTTCTAGCAATTTAGCCGGAAAGCTTATTGTGCTAGAATACATCTCAGACGGGCTTGCTTATGACCTGGATACTAAAGTACCTAAGTTAGCAGAAGATGCGTTATACTCAGCTATAATGTATTCTATTATATCCACAAGAGCTCAGCAGCCTGAGTATGTAGTTCAAAGATTTAGAAGAGAAAAAAATGCTAAATTAAGAAATGCCAAAATAAGATTATCTAATATAAAACTTGATGAAATTGTTCAAGTAATGAGAGGTAAATCTAAATGGATTAAACACTAAAATTAAATGGCTAAAGTTACAAATTCTTTTATAAAATCTAAAATGAATAAGGATTTAGATGCACGTCTAATTCCTAATGGAGAATATAGAGATGCTCTAAATGTTCAAATTAGTCAATCTGAAAGCTCAGATGTAGGTACTGTACAAAACGTAGTTGGTAATGTACAAGTTTTTAGCTTTGAAACACGTCTTGGCGTGTCGGGATTAGTTTCAATTGGTGCTTTTGCTGATCAAGATAAAAATGATATTTATTTGTTTTTAACAAATAATACAAGTCATTTTATTATAAAATATAACAATGGATCTGGAGCATTAGATATACTTACAAAAGGCGCTTATTTAAATTTTAACAAAACCAGTAAGGTTTATGGTATAACCTTAATAGAAGATCTATTATTTTGGACAGACAATAATAATCAGCCTAGAAAACTAAATGTGCTTTCAGCTATTGCTGATCCAAGTTATTATGTAAATGAACAAACTATTTCAGTAGCAAAATTTTCTCCGTATATTGCTCCTAGCTTATTGGATTTAACTGTTACACAAAATGGTTTACATCCTTCTACCATGACTAATGCCGCTGATTTGCCTACTGTGCTTATTGATTTACTACAATGGACAACTGTAAACCTTAGTGTAGATAGATTAAATGACGGCACCCCAATTGAAGAAGCACAATCTTTATCTGATTGGAATGCAGCAACAGGTCCTGCTTGGTGTTATTATGACTTTAATCCCGCTAATGCAGAAGTTTATGGAAAAATATATAACGAGGCTGCGGCTACTCATCCAAAATTAGCGCCTACAGGATATAAGGTTGCTGATAAGGATGATTGGACAAATTTGTTATTAGGAGTTGGAGGTGCAACAGGAGCGGCTTTAAAGTTAAAAACGCCTAATTCTAGCTCAATAGTTGATTGGCCTACTTTTTATAGCCCTGGAACTTGGGGGGCAGGTACTCAAGGTAACACAGATACTAATAAGTTTTTTAACGCAAGGCCTGGGGGATACCGTGTTGGCGTAACAGGTGGAACTGATTTTTTTGGTATCGGGGGCGGTGAATCAGCACCAGGAGTAGTTCAACCTCAAGGAGATAACGCAGTTGCTTGGTGGGCAGCTAAAATAGGTAACCCAAGTGAATATGTTAGAATGCAAGGAAGCAGTGATGATGTAACACAAACAGCCATCCCAAGCTCAGGAACTCCTGGATATTATATAAGATGTATAAGAGATGCAGATTATGACGGGTGGAATGGGGATCCAGCTTATATGAAAGATAAGTTTTTAACATTTAGTTATAGGTTTAAATTTGATGATAATGAATATTCGTTAATAGCCCCTTTTACACAGGCCGCTTTTGTTCCAGAACAAAATGGCTATTTTTATGAAGGTGATGAAGACGCTGCATTTAGATCAACTATTGTGGAATTCATGCAAAACAATATTAATAATTTAGTTTTAAATATTGAATTGCCTTCAGGAAGCCCTCACAAAAATTATAAAATAATTGAAATTGACATTATTGTTAAAGAATCAGATGGGGTAGTATATAAAGTTATAGAGACTATACCTGTTGATAATACATTTGACACTCTTTATACAGATAGAACCACAACAACAACGGCTATAGGTACGGTTAGTGGTACAAAAATTGTTACAACAGATCTTTTAAACGGAATTATACCGGGGTATTATTTAGAAGAAATAAATGGAGTTGCTTTGCCTTCTCCTGTTTTAGTGTTGGCAGTGGATTTTGATCCTACAACAACACCTCCTCAATATGAAATAACAATTGCAGGAAGTGTTGGATATACAGATGGAGATACTTTTTCATGGGACTACTCACCTATACCGGTTTATCAATATACATATGAATCATCAAAGCCTTATAAAACTCTTCCCGAAAGAGAAGTGGTAAGAGTTTATGATGAAGTACCTCTACGAGCTTTAGCGCAAGAGACTTCAGGTAATAGAGTTATGTATGGAAATTTTGTAGCAAATCATGCAAGTTTAAATAATTTAGATTATCAAGTGTTTGCTGCTGAAAAAAATACTCAAGAAGCTATTGAATATCCAAATCATAATTTAAAACAAAATAGAAATTATAAAGTAGGTATTGTTTTGGCTGACAAGTGGGGTAGGCAATCAGACGTGATACTTTCGAAGTACGATAATTTACTAGACGAATTTGGTCAGTATGTTAAAGGAGCAAATATGTTTCATAACTATAAATCTCCAAATTTTCTTCCTCAAATAGGACCTTGGGATGGAGATCAATTAAGAATAACTTTTAACGATGTTATTCCTGAAGCTGCTAACTTTCAAGGCATATCTGGCTATCCGGGAGCATATGCAATTAGCAATACATGGATTACTGAATTTCCTGTGCCAATCAGCCCTTTCCAGGCTCCCGCTAAATACTGGAGATTTACGCAAATAAATGCAAACGGAACTTACGAGTATCGATTGCAAGAATTATTTGTTAACTGGTTAACAACTTACACTACCTTTTTTAATTCTAATAAAAAATTAAGAGGCTATTACGAAGATTATATTAATATAATATCAACTTCCACCGAAACAGGAGGGGTAGTAGTTTTGACTACCCAAGACAGAATAGCTGATAGTTATTTGTTTGAATATTCCACAGCTGTTATAACAGTTTCTGGCTCTAAGGCAGGCGCTTCTTATGATATTAATGAATTAGGCTATTACTCTTATCGTATAGTTGTTCAACAAAAACAACAAGATTATTATAACGTGTATCTTCCTGGCGTGGTTAATGGCTATCCTATAAATCAAAACAGCGATGAAGTCAATAAAACGGGCCATATAGTTTTAATAAATGATAATATTAATAAAATACCTAGGGATTTAAAAGAAGTAGGCCCTGTGCAAACAGAATTTAATAGTAGTGTTAGATTGTATGGTAGGGTGAATAATTTATCTGATGGAAATCAGCAATATTTTCCATCACCAACACCTGACACAGTTACTTTAATTGCTTCTCAAAAAGAATTGTTTGGACTTGCAGATTATACTACTACAGATATAGGTTATTTAAACGGGCTTTGTTTATATCCTGGGTTTGCTGTGGAATATCAAGAAACAACATTTGACAGTGCGACACCTCCTGCTCCTACAGGTTCAATTAGAAAATTTACAAATGTAAACCCTTTAGTAGCTAGAATAAACACGGTTAATCCTATAGGAGAGGCTGAGGAAGATTGGGTTGTTGATCCTACTAGAACATATCCGACCTCCATGTACTTGGCTGTTTATGAAACGGCTCCCGTTGAATCTGTTTTAGATATATATTGGGAAACTTCTACTACAGGTTTAATATCAGATTTAAACACTTTAGTTTTAAGTAGCTCAAGCACATCTTTGCCAACAGGGCTTTCGGATATTATTTTTGCTATTGAAGAAGATGATGCCGCAGGTACTCCAGGATCAAGCAGTTTTTTTCCTACTAATTTTAGCGGCGATATTGCAACAACCACAGGTGTATTAACTGCCGTGTATTCAAAAGATATACAAGGCAATTTAAATACAACTACAAATCGAAGTAACGCTATAGGGGCAACAGGAGAGTTTGATTTAATTCAAAATTCTAACGGATCTTATTATATTCAAATTCTTTTACCTCAAGCTTATTTAACTGATTCAGCTCTTTTAGATTATTATTTATTTGTAATGGAATTTACAACTGCCACCGGTGAAACTGTTAGTTTAAATACGGATACTGTTTTAGTTAATAAAGATCCTTCATTTTTACCTAATTCTTTTAGCGCGCCGTCTGACCCTACTCAATTGTTTATTATACCAGGAGTTACAGCGGATCAAACGGTTATAATCTCAGGCTTAAAAAGTGTTAACGGAAGCGCGGATTTAAATAGAAGGTCCACTGGAATGAATACTACAGAAATTGAATTTGCAACCGTAAATTTTGAAAGTGTGCCTCAAGATGTTACAACAGAATTTCAAATAGCATATCAAAACCCTAATACTGGTGCTACTATAACCAGGGTTAGCGGCGCTGCTCCTATGTTGCCTGCTTTCTACGAAATCACGGTTAAATGCACCGATCCTGGAGGCTTAGTAAATACTGCTGTAATACAATTTACAGTTGGAATAAAAAGATATGATGGATATGTAACCTGGGCTCCTTATTCAAATCAACAATTATCAGGAAGTGATGTACCTAACAGTAATCCAAATTTGCAAAATGTTAACGCAAAACTTGTAGGAGGTGATCAAGGTCCGCCGTTATCCACAGGCATAGCCTTTAACTATTTACCATGGAATTATACCGCTCCAAATGTGACGCCGCAAGGGCATTTTGTTAATACCTCAAAAAGGGGTCTTGTAGCAAACTGGACAGCTCAAACAAGAACAATTGCAGCAATAGCTTATGCTGCTGATACTACGGGAGGCCAGACTGGGAAAATAGAAGGGTACGGACTTGTAACAACAAGTATACCAACTTCAAATATTATTAATATTCAAGACTACGCTGGCGCAGCTCAATCACAAAAATTTGTAATTTTAGCAACTTTAGAAGCATTTAATCCAACTCAAGAAGAGATGTTAGAAGGGGTTGTTCCTGGGCAGTCAGGGACAACTGCAACCGGATTACCATACGACTACACTGGGTGTCTAATGGCTAATGTTTGTATAGGTATTGTAAGAAACACTTTGCAGGCTGGTACCGGAACTTCTCAAGGAGCATCTATATTTCTGGCGCATGCTCAAGACCTAGGGGGCTTACCTATATCGCCGTCTGGAGCTAACACGTTAATTAAAGTTGATTACACTGTTCCTCCTTTTCCCCTTGGAACTGACGGGACTAACTTCCCTTATTATCCGGAATAAATAAAAAATATAAGTAATAATTATATATGGCAACTACTTTAGGAATACAGTATTATAACTCTTTTTGGTTAAAGAAGACAGACTTTACCGACTTAACCGCTAATTTTTCTAAAGATTGGTTTTTAGAAGAAGCTAGAATAAAAGGGGGTTTTAATAATGTAGGCGTTGGAAACGGCTCCAGGGCTTATACAACTTTAAAAGATGATTCCCAAAGAGTGTTACCTAGCTCAATAATATATTCAGGCATATATAATTCAAGAACAGCTGTAAATCAAACAAATGTTTTTTCAGTAGCCGAAGATATTACTAAAGCTGTAAATCCAGATCATGGGGGAATACAAAAACTATATGCTGAAAATACTGATTTAACTATATTTCAAGAAAGCAAAGTAAGCAAAGCTTTAATAGATAAAGATGCAATATACACAGCACAAGGGGGAGCATTGACTACTTCTGGTAGTTTAGTTATTGGACAAATTCAAGCATACGCAGGGGAATATGGGATATCACAAAACCCTGAAAGCTTTGCTATTTATGGCTATAGAAAATACTTTGCCGATAAAGATAGGTCTGCAATATTAAGATTGTCTCAAGATGGTATTACAGAAATATCGTCTTATGGCATGAAAGATTGGTTTAGAGATACTTTAGGTCAAAACAATTCAAACAGTTTAATTGTTGGTGGTTGGGATATTCATAATAAAAACTATACGCTTTCTATTCAAAATCCTGGCGCAAGCTATACTTTAGTTTACGATGAGTCTGCTAAAGGATGGGTTAGCTTTCATTCTTATACACCTGAATTTGCTTTTAGTTTAAAAAGCACTTACTTTTCAACAGGAGGCACCGGTACTGGAAGTGGCCTATGGCAACACTACGCGCAAATAGCTCAAAGAGGAAGTTATTACGGAAATTCCGTAACTCCTTCTAATATAACTTTTATTTTTAATCCAAGCGCTTCTAACCAAAAAGTTTTTCAAACATTGTCTTACGAAGGATCAAACGGGTGGGAGGCAAGTTACATGAACAGTGATCTTCAGGGCGTACAAAATCAAATACCAGGATCAGGAGGTTCTTCAACTTACTCTGATAGAGCTGAAAAAGTATTAAGCTATTTAGAAGGATCTTATGACTCAGCTAGTCCAGCAAATACAGGAACAGCTGCTTCTCAATTTCCTATTTATCACGCAGGATTTGATATTAAAGAAAACAAATATGTTGCTGCTTTAAAAAGAACTTACAAAACAGAATCAACACCAGGTCAAGTAATAATTAATTTAAATCCTAACTTAGGTCAACCTACTTCTGGAATAAAAGGATATTTTACTACGGTGACTATGAAGACCGACTCCTCTACAGATGTAGGAAACGCAAAAGAATTGTTTGTAGTTTCTTCAGAATATAAACCACTTAATGGATATTAATGGAATCAAATTTAATTAAATTAGAAAAAGACTTTACTTTACAATTAGAACAATTGCAAAACCAGATTGCAAGCTTAAACTTAGAAGGAGTGTATGTTGGCACAGATAGCGAAGAAATAGCTCCTTTAAAACACACTTTTGCCGAAGGGCTATTAACAAGAGAAATGTTTTCTAAAAAAGGAAATATATTAATTGGAAAAATACATAAATACAAACACACTTGGTTTTTAATGAAAGGTAAACTTTTAATGGGAAGTCCAACCGGTAATAAAGAAATAACAGCACCTGCGTGGGGAACATCTCCAGCAGGAACTAAAAGAATTGTATATGTTTTAGAGGATTGTATTTTTATAAATGTATTTCCAGACTTAGAAAACACAAAAAATATAGAGAGCATTGTAGATAATGTTTCTTTTGACACTTATGCAGGATTTGAAGAATTTGCATTACAACAAAACTTAATTAAAAAAATAAATTAGATATGGCAATAGTAGGAATAGCTATAGGAGCAACCGTACTTAGTACCGCTTATGGGGCTTATTCTTCTAATCAAGCAGCAAAGGACGCTCAAGGGAAAGCTAACAACCAGGGAGCTATGATTGCTGAATTAGAAGCAAATAGACAAGATGTAATTAATCCATACGATGGGTTTGAGAATGTTAGTGGTTTAGCGCAAGATTTAAGCGGAATGATGAGTAATGCCTACGCTAATCTAGGGGTTGCTACGCAAGCAGCTGAATTTCAAGCTGAAGAAACTGATATAGCTTTAGCTAATTCATTAGACACCTTAAGAGCTTCTGGCGCATCCGCCGGTGGAGCAACTGCTTTAGCTCAAGCTGCTATGCGATCTAAAAGAGGCGTTTCAGCAACAATTGAAAAGCAAGAATCAAATAATGAAAAATTAAGAGCTCAGGGAGAAATGCAGCTTCAAGATAAACAAATACAAGAAAAACAAAGAATCCAAGGCGTACAAATGTCTGAAGCTATTAGAATGCAAGGAGCAGGAGCGCAAGGAGAAATATTTGAATTTAATGCGCAAGAGCAAAGAGACAATCAACAGTTAAATAGATTGGCTGGCTTACAACAAGGATATCAAGCGCAACAATTTGCCTCGGAAGCAGCAGGCGCTCAAGCAATTGCTGGTGGGATACAATCTTTAGGAAACGTAGCCATGGCTTATGGCACTGCCGCTCCTGGAACTAATTTTAATCCATAAACCCCGTGATTATTTACTACAAACAATTTAAAAATATATAACTATGGGAGCATACGAAAATCCAGTAGTACCAATAAATAGAAAAACTGAAGTTTGGGGCCAGCTAGCTATTAATTTAGGGAATATGGCTAGCAAATACATTACTGATCGATCTGATAAGATGCTTAAAGCTAAAGAAGAGGAAGAAAAAAACAATCTTCTTAGGCAGAAAATAAACATGCAAATGATTGATTCCAAAACTAAGGGATTAAGTCAAATACAGCCTGTAATAAAGACTGGAGCTTTTTTAGCAGAAATAAATAACGCTGCTGATGTTATGCGAAATGCTAATATGCAATTATCGACTAGAGGTGATTTATCTTCCGCGGAAAGAGATGGCTATTATGCTGACATTAGTAATTATGAAAGCACAATTGCAGATTATAAATTAATAGGAGATTACATACAAGGAGGATTAGCTTACATACAAAACGACGAAAATGGAGCATGGGGGAAAAATTGGATTTTCACTAATGGCAAAGCTTCTGAGCAAGATCAAGAATATATATTTTGGACTTCTATGTCCGGCTTAAATAATGAATATACTAGAGATGTTGTAAAAGATAAAAATGGGGGGTTAGTAATTAATTTTAAAGATTCTTCAGGTAAAATTGCAGCTTCAAAATCTATGGAGCAATTAAAAGCCTTGGCCGTTACTCAAACAAGGCTTACCTCTCAAATAGAAAATGAAAATGTAATGGCAGCTAATATGCTAGATACTCTTAACATTACAGAAAAGGGTGTTTTTAATGTAGCCAATATAGATTCCGCATCCACAACAAGAGAAAGCACTACAGATAACAAAAGCACGTTTGCTACCCAATTTTTATCTGAAACCGCTCAATTAAAGATTACATCAGCAATACAGGCTCAGGCTTCTGCTGATTTAAGCGGCACCCCTGATGAAATAGAACACAATTTACGAACTTTATGGAATTATACTTTTAAAAATGCGGCTACTAACCCGTTTGAAGAATGGTATAATAATAAGGAAAATAATCATGAGGCTGATTTAATTCGCGAATACCAGCAGTCCGCTGCAGGAGTTATGAAAATGGCGGTTGATGAAAAAGGGATTTTTTATAAAACCGGGGGAGTTACAAAAAACCCTGCAAAAATAAAAAAATCAAGCAGTTACAAAAAAACACCACCACCACCACCGACAGAGGTTGGATCATTAAAAATAAACTTTGGTTATGGAACAGCTACGGCAGAAGCTATTGTTGGGGGGCAAGCTCCTTATAATGAAACCATAGCCTTGTTAGACACTATTACAAATAATGAAACTTTGCTAACAACATTAAATGACTTAGATACCCAAAACGAATACATGACGGGTAAAGAGCTTTTAATTTTAGGTGGGAAAATGGATGCTAATGATACGGAAGCTGCTATGCAAAAAGTAGCAAAACAAAGCGGTTATAATTTAAATTCCATATACATTCCAGGTAAAAGAAAAGCTTATGACGCTTCTGACACTAGGTTATTAGAAAAAATGCTTTTTAGGCTAAATGGAGGAACGGCAGCTCAGTTAAAAGCAATTAAAGGACATCTTGGACTACTAAAAGAACGTAAAAAAACTGCAAAAAAAGAATTTTTAGCCGGATGGTTAAAAGATAATCCTGGCGGGGATATTAATGGCGTAGCTGCAACAGTGGCTTATAGAGCTTTTTTAAATAAATAGTAAAATTTAATAATATGACTTTAGAAGAATATATTGACAGCTTGCTAGCTCAAGGGTTAGATCAAGAAGAAATAACTAGGCTAGCTGAAGAGTTTGTTGCTAATGGGAATAAAGCAGTTGAGGAAGCAAAGATACAGGACGGTGTAGTGAGTGCAAGTGCTCCGTCGATAGGCCCTCAACCAGCACAAGAAATTACTATGGAATCTCTTTTGGAAAGTGGTTTTGCGGATTCTTTAGAGATAGATGAAATTGAACGAACTTTTGAAAATCGAGCAAACGGCGAAGTTGCGCCAAATAGCTATTTAATAGAAACAAATCAATCTGAATCTGAATTTGAAAAACTTCAAAAAGAATATTTTAAAGACAGCACAATAGATTTATCTCCTGATTTAACTAATGTTGGTTTTTATAATAGAGCAGCTGTTACAAAAGATTTTTTTGAAAAAAATAAGAATACCTATGCGGAAAAATTCATAAACGATGGATCCGAAGCTAGGGCTAAAATATATGATTTAGATTTAGATATTAGCGATCCTTACGAATATTTTGGCATTCAAGACGATGCTTTTGTAAATGCCAATTACAATTCAGATTACTTAGAAGCTCAAGGAATAAGCCCTAGAGGGCTAAGTGGGTTTTTAAGAAAAGAAGGAATTATGCAAGATATTAAAAGCCTAGATAGCTCAGGGTTTTACGATCAAGATGATCCAAATAAATATTTATCTCAAGGCGCTAAAGATAACTCCTTAGTGCAAGCGCTCGCTTCTACAGCTAAAAAAGACGAAAAATTAGCTTTAGCAAGAGAAAGACAATTACAACAAGGCTTACAAAGGTACATGTCCGCTTTAGATGAGCATGATAAAGAAAAAGCCGGAGCTTACTTTAATATTGAAAACCCTGGTAACTTAAAAGGGATAGAGTTAGTAAATGCTATAAATGAACATAAAAAAAATACACCTTCAAGGTTTAACTCGGAGCTTTCTTTTGCTTATAACACTTTACAATTTCCATTAGCTGCCCAAAAAGACGATGAATATTTGTCCGAAAAAATTAAAGAGGTACAAAGAATGGAGTCTGAAGGGACTATAAAAGCGGCTCTTGCTTTAGGTGATTTTGTAAAAAATGTAGGTACAGGAGTTTATGACGAAGCCGATGGCTTTTTAACTTCTGTTGCGGATTACTTAGGTGCAGACACTATTGCTGAAAATGCAAGAATGGCTAAAACCGAAAAACAAAGATCTAAAACAACAGCATTAAACTATGCTAGGGTTGAAGGCAAAAAAGCAACAATTAATGGAATAGAATATATACAAAATTCTGATGGGCAAATATTTAATACAACAATAGGCTATAATATAAGCTACACAACAGCTCCTTTAGATTATGAAGAAATACAAAAAGCTTTAGACGAAAGCACAGAATATGGATCCGATTGGGATTCAAGAGGATTTGCACAACAAGCTGGTAGTGTAACTGGCGGTATTATTTTTCAAATAGCTATGACTAGAGGCATTGGCGGAGGGCTTACTGCTTTAAATACAAGAGCCTTGGCTACTGCAAATGGTTTTACAAGTGTTGAAAAATTTAAAAAAGTTAGAGACTTAGCTAATAGTATTGGCGGAACGTACGGTAATAAAGTAGCTGGATCTATACGACTTCCTATAAAAAAACAGTATGTTGATTTAATGGTATTTCAATCTATGTACGGAGCTAGCTTAGGGTATGAAGAAACATTACGTCAAGGGCGTGCTTCCGGATTGTCTATTTCAAAATCAGAAGAATTAGCTTCTAGAGCTTCTCAACAAATGATGCTTTTATTTGCCGCTACAGCACCTTTAAACCCTCGAACAAAAGCTACCGAGGCTATATTTGGCAAGTCCGTTAAAAGTAAAATAACGCAAGCTATGGGGGCTTATTCAGAAACTGGATCAATTGGGTTTATGAATAGCTTAAGCAAAAGTGTAAGACAATTACAACTTACCGATGAGTTTAAAAAATATTTAACAAAAGGGGCTAAAGGCGCTGCAATATTTACAGAAGAAGGCTCAAAAGAAGTAGTTCAAGAAAATATTCAACAATTAGGTGAATATACATTAATTAATCCTTCCATAAACGAAATGGCAGGAACTGATTTTTTAAAAGACACTTACACGTTAAATGATATAAAAGTTACTACTGCTTTGTCTTTTTTAACCGCAGGAGGTATTGCAAATGTAAGGCTACCAGGTAATAGCGGATCTGAATCTTTAAACCAATTAAGAGCTTTTTATTCTTTAGGGCAAAATTATGAATCTCTTCAAAAAAATGTGAATGACTTAATTATTGCAGGCAAAATGACAGAAGAGCAAGGNAACAAGCTTTTAACTGATTCTAGAGCTGTTTTTATTCAATTAGATAAAATGCCTGCAAACATAGATGAAAGCATTGTAATGGAAGCTTCAAGGCTTTTAATGCAGATACAAGACATAGAAGTTTCTAAAAGTAATACGGATCCAGCTTTTCACGGGCCAGATAATCAAAAACTTAAAGTTGCAAGACAATCATTAGAAGATCTTTATATTAATCAAGATATTACTAGAGCACAAAAAGCAATGAAAGCTTTAGGTTTAAAAGGTGAAACCAAGGCCGCTGAAAGTGATCAGGAATTTCAAGACTATTTAAAAACGTTAGTAGATGAAGATGGCAACAGGCAATATACCGATGAAGCAATTAAAGAAGCATCTCGACTTGGAGTGTTTGTAGATAGCACAGGAGATATTGTTATAAATAAAGCTGCTGCTAGGCGAATGAACGAATCAGAAACTGGTCGTCATGAGTTTTTGCATAGGCTTATATATACTACTGTAAAAGGAAAACCCGAGTTAATTGCAAAAATAGGAAAAGACTTAGATTCTTTTGTTGAACAACAAATTGAAAACGGTAATATTACCGGAGGTAAAAAATTTAAAGCAAATTTAAGGGGCTATAAAAACAGAGTAGTGTCTTTAAATGACAACATAGAAAAGCTGCAAGGTTTTTTAGATAGCGGAAAATTAGATACAGAAACTGAAAAAAAGGTAAAAGATAAAATTGAAGAACAAAAAGGTAAATTGCCTCAATTAGAGGCTAATGCTTTTGAAGAAACTTTAACTTTATTGTCTGAAAGTATAGCTTCAGGGGATATTGTTTATGAAAAAGATCAAGATTTTATAGTTAAAGTAGGGGATTATATAAGAAACTTTTTGCAATCCGTAGGCCTACAAGATATAAATCTAAAAGACGGTAAAGCTACATTTAATTTTATTAGAGATTATAATAAAGCATTTGATAAAACAGAATTTAATAGAGCGTTTAAAAAATTAGCAAATACTAAAGCTGATCCTAATGCAAAAGATTCTGTTTTTATTAAAGAAAGTCAAAAAGAAAGAAACGAAGAAGTAGACATTTTAGTTGGACCGAAAGATTCAGATGGCAATTACATCATGACAAAAAGCGAATGGGATGCAGGAGGTATTGCAAACGCATACATGGATATTATTGCTGGAACAAAATTAGACGGCTTAATAAGAAGAGGTATTGAAGGAGATATGGTTTATGGAAAACCAATTGAAGTTTTTATTGAAGATGTTAAGCAAGGATTGCCTGGAGCTAAATCAAAATCTCCTCAAGGTTTAATGGGAACATTATCTAGATTTAATCCAGAAAAAAGCAACAGCTTAATGGGTTGGATTAATGGACAAATGGCTGAGCGTAAAGGAGATGTATTAATAAAATATAAAAAAGAAGCTCCTCTTTCTAGTAAATCATTAGACGTTAAAGCCGGAGAAGTAGGATCTGTAATGGAAATAGCTGCAGATGAAACAGCGGAAGATTTTATAACTAGGGAAGAAAAAATGGCAGCTCAAGAAGCCGCTTTCAAAAAAGCTCCTTCGTTTTTAGAAGCTTTACCTGTAGATCAAACTTTAGGTGAAACGTCTTATAAAGAAGATTTAATAGAGGAAGTAGATAAAAGAATAAAAAGAAATATACAATTTTTTGATTCTAGTACTAGCTCTAATAGAACTGTAAAACCTTTTATTGCGGAAGTAAAAAAAGATATCAGTGATAACTTTTACAAGCCTACAAAAAAATGGATAAATAATTACGAGGGTGGTTATGAAGGATTTTTAAAAGATTTTAGAACAGATTTATTAAATAATTACACTACTACTTATTTATCAAAACATCCTATTTTTAGAAAAGGAATCTTAAAAAGAATTAACGGCAAATGGACACCTCCTACTAAAGTAATAAGTAGTTATGGAGGTTTTAAGTATGATTGGGTTGATAAAAAAGGCAAAAAATTAAAAATTGACAGGGACGATGCTGCTAACCGTAACATGACATCTGGCCCTGAATTTATTAAAAGAAACCCCAATATTCTTAATATACTTGATGAAAATGAATTTATAGATTATCATTTTGAAGATGGTGCAAATAGAACAAAAAAGAAACAAAACCCTGAAGACGCTTTAGCTAAGCAATTAGCAAGCGAAATAGGATTTGAAATATTACAATCTGACTTATTAACCACAAATGAAAACGGCGAAACAGTAGGTGGTCCTTTAACTCAAGCTATAATTGAAAGAGCCGGTTTATTAGAAATGGTTTTTGCAGACAACGCTATGATTACCCTTGCTAGCGATCTAGATAGAGGTAATGTAAAAGAATCTTTTAAAATGGATCCTGCAAAAGTTAAGCCTATTTATGAAAAAGGATTAGACATTCTTGCGGAACAAGGCGATGTTGCCTTTAACGATTTTATTGATGGCTTACCTAATCAAGAAGCAGCTCAATACATTAAAAAATATTTTGATGACAAACTTTGGCAAGTAGGTATGTATCAAACGGCTAAAGCAAGAAATAGAGG